TCAGGTGATTGGGAAATTAGTCCTGCGGTTGCAGCAAACGGTGCTCCGATAACAGCATATACAACTATCGCATCCGGCGCTGGAACATCTCCAGGCGCTCCGGCTAATTCAGTACAGTTCAACGGAGCAGGCGCATTCACAGGCAACTCAGCCTTTACATTTGATGCAGGAAATGCCAAAGTAAACATAACAGGACAATTGGTGTTGGCCAACATAGTATCAACACCGGCTACAACATCAAATGTAGCAGCACTGTACAACAAACAAGTTGGATCTGGCGGCACAGGCGTTTATGTCATAAGTTCCGCAGTCAACGATGAACTGGTTAGCAAAACCAAAGCAATTGTATTTGGCATCATATTTTAAGGAATCAACATGGCAATCACCAACACTCGGTTAGATAACACCAACCCAACCACTGTATTTGCAGCGTCAGGACAACAAGCTATCACGGTAATGTATTTTTGTAACACAACTTCAACCACTTGCTTGATAGATGTGTTTGTGATTGACAGTTCTGACAGTACAGGCGCTGCTTTCAGCAATATGGTATATTCGTCACTGGAACTCACAGCAAACGAAACATATGTTATATCATTGGAAAAACTCATACTTGACAACGGTGATTTGGTCGAAGTAGAAGCCAGTGTAGCAGATTGTGTCACTGTGACAGTGAGCTCAATCGCTGTGTAACATGGGAAACTGGACAAAAAATCGTGTGTTGGAATCCGGCAGCACTTCGGTTGTCATGCCGTCAGGCAGTTCTGGAACTCGGCCACTGGCTCCTGTTTTTGGTCAGTTCAGATTCAATACCGACAGTGCCAGCGTAGAATTTTACAACGGATCTGTTTGGGTTACTTTGGCTGCTGGCGGCGGCGTGGCATACACTGTTGACAGTTTTGTTGGCGACGGCAGTACCACTGTGTTCACAATGTCTATTCCTGAAAGTCTAGCATCACAACTGATTGTGTTTGTGGGCAGTGTCTATCAAATACCCACTACAAACTACACTGTCGACGGCGGCTTCAATATCACATTCACCAGTGCTCCGCCAAATGGATTACCAATCAATGTAATTCACAGCACCAGTTAACTAACTAAATACCCTATTAGGGAAAAACCAATGGCTATTAGTAAAATTGCAGGACAGATGTTGAAAGACAATCTCGAAAGAGATGGTGCTAATCTGGCAATTTCTGACACTGTGGCTGATACTCCAGTGGTATTTGTTGATATAACCAACAGTCGAGTTGGAGTCAACACTACAACTCCAGATGTGGCATTGGATGTTGTAGGAAATATATTGGCAGGAAATGTTACTGCAACATCCTTGTATTCCACAGGCACGTCAAATGTTGCTGCCATAGTAGTACAAGGCAATGCCACTGTCAGCGGCAATGTTGTTGTTGGTAATATTATAATTCCGGCAACAGGTAACATCAGTGCCGGCAATGTTAATATTAATAATCTGGCAGCGCCAGTGGCCAACAGTGATGCCACAACCAAATTCTATGTAGATCAAACAATAGGTAGTGTAGCCGGCAATGTCACTGGCAATTTAATTCCTCTTGGTACTCCGCTAGACAGCAGCCTTACTATTAATGTAGCATACCCAGGGTGGACCACAGCAACTTTTGTCACTGACAGTATTGATGACCTAAACCAAGTTGCGTTAAACATTGCCAATGGCACCTATGTGGGTCGTGCAGCATTGACAGGAACACCCACTGCTGGCCCTAGCCCAATGGCAGTGACATTTACCGGAACATACATCGGAAACCCAACCAATTTCTTGTGGGATTTTGGAGATGGAAACACCAGCGCTACTGGCAATGTTGTTGCCCATACTTACAGTAATGTAACTGGCGGCCAATTTGATGTAACTTTTACTGCGTTCAACTCAAATGGCACATACTCTGGTAATGCTGCACTTGGAGCAAAAGGGTCTACCTCAACTGCGACCAATCTGGATTATATCACATTGTATACTCCGATGCCAGTTGCATCCTACACAGTTAGCCCAGCCAATGCAAGCATAGATACCGGCAGCAGTATTACTCTAACTAATACCAGTCAGTATGCCACATCGTACTCAATCAACTACGGCGATGGCAACACAGTTAATCCTGGCAACAGTTGGACTACCAATAGTCACACTTATGTGTCATCAGCAGCAAATACTGATACAATTTATTTGGCCAATTTAACAGCCATAAATCAAACAGCTGGTAACATTGGCAATGCTCCATTCAGTAATACTTCCACCAACACCACGGTCAAAGTTTACACACAGCAAAGTCCTGCTGTTACCGCCAATGTTGCAACAACTATCAACTACCTGTCTACGTCTGGCGGAGTAGTAAGTTTCCGCAACGACACGCCCGGAGCTCCGGGCAACACAGCCAGTTTTGGCGCCCAACAGTTATACAACTTTCAATGGGGCGACAGCACAGCCAACAGCAACATCAATATTCAAACCGGGCTGGCAGGAAATCCTGGCGCAGCCAACATTACCCACACTTTTGCACTTACTTCGGTGCAACAAAATGCTGCAACCACAGTGAGCCGTGTGGCAAATCTTTGGTTATACACTGGCTACAGCACCAGCCCATTCAAGTCTGGCAATGTGACCATTTCTATTGAGCCAGAGGTCAGAGCTAACTTTATAGGAACCAGCAACACACAGACCGATGCCACTGGATACACATCCAACGCACAGGTTGGATATTTGTACACGGATTATAACGGTCTTGATCGTAGCCTGTTCAACTTTCAAAATCAAACATCACCCAATGTGGCCTTCACTGGCAATGTGTTCAATTGGACCTGGGGCGATACCACTAGCAATATTGGATTGATAACTTTTGCTAACATTTCTCACTCATACCAAAGTGCTGTGGGATCTCCGACCACCGGAACCAAAACTGTAGCTTTACAGGCCAATGGCACACCTGGAACCATATCACAAACCAGCACACAGACTCGAACAGCATACATCACAATTTTGGCCAATCCTACAGCACCTACTAATCTCAGCGGATTTAGTAATGTGACTATAATCACAGCCAGTCAGGGAACCAGTCCGCTGTTGGCAGCCGGCGCAGCAGACAACACTGGTGGCAATATTGTGGCCAATGGCACATCAGTTACTCGAGTAGCCACTACAACACCAGTTGCTACTGGCACACAGGTTCAAAATGCCAACACTGCAACTACAGGAACATTGACTGCATTTGTCAACAACACAGCCGCTGGTAATGTGACATTTACCACAGGCGGAAACACAGTAGGCACAGCAGGCGCATTGATTGTATCAGCTGATCGAGATTTGCATGTGGCCAATGCCGCGGTGCCCTCAGGATTCTACAAGGTATTTTCAGCAACCATCAGCAATACACTGGCCAGTTTGGGCACAGGCTACAATGATTTTCAACTTAGACACACAGTATCAGGCAACACCAACGCAGTAGGCATGGTCAAAGACAACTTGAATTCAGCACCAACTCTGACCACGGCCAATGTCATAATGGCTGAGGCCACTGCGGGAACTTATGCATATATTTCCGGTATACCTTATTACAGTGCCACAGGTTCGCCGGCTATCACGGTGGCCAACTTAGAAATGTCTAATTTTACAGGACAAACATTTAGAAGTGCAACTCCGTTTACTCTGGCATCTGGAACCAATTATGAAGGCTCTGGATCAATCATAGCCCTACAGACCAAAACTCTAGCACAGATTGATGGCACAATCACTATGCTGACCGGCAGTAATGTCAAAGCCAACATTGGTATTGCGTCAAACTACACCATGGGTAATATTAATGTCTTGATCAATGGAGCAGTGAACAGTGTAAGCACCGTGGCTGCCAATATATTCAATGTGGTTGGCACCAGCACCACAGTACAATTGCCAACCAAGATACAGGTCAATGCCATTGCTAATACTGGCATCAGTGAAGGCAATATTGCAGTCAGCGCCACTTTGGGATCTGTATATGCCGACAATGGTTTACGCATAACCGGCTTTGGCGCTGCTGCCAACACTCCAGCATTCAACGGAGCCACAAACTACTACACTGGCAACGTCTGGACTGGAGTTCAAACTATTGCTGGAACACAAGACGCAGTCGACCGGTATGGGGTAGTCAAACATTATGTAACTGATCTGAGCACAGGATATTTGCCAGTAGGGCCTGACCTTGCAACAGGTCGTAGTGGATTACAATACTTTACTTTTGCATTCCGTAGAGCCACAATGGCCAACTTTGACATTAGACTTACAACTAGCACGGGTATAGCTGGCATGTGGATTGCGGCTCCAGGAACAACAATTGACACTGGTGGATTTAGTTCGCCCACTCCGGGTTTTCCGGGTCCAACAAGCAGTCTCAACGGTTGGTTGAGCTGTTCACTACAGTACAACGGATCTGGTGTGCCTGGGGCAAACACTGGATCGGGCGGCAACGGCACCAATGGTGTGGCACTGACTGGTGCCGATGTAGTGCCGCTCAACTCGGCCATTGCCAATGTGGCATATACCATGACACTGGGTTCACAGAATTCAAGCAACAGCACAGGCAATAATATTTTAGTTCGCATAGCACTAAGCAGTGGGCAGACTATTACTGCACTTTCGATAGGAGATGCTGCGTAATGGCTGCTTCATTTAACGAAAGTCAAAAACTAGACTATCTCTGGAAGAAAGTTGGTTACGGTGTAGCCAAAACTTCTATACCTCCACCGGGTTCTGGTTCCAAAGAAGCCTTTAACGAAAGCATAGCCAGCCCGTTGTTGTATCGCGGCGATTTGGTCTGGAGAGATAGCGGTAGTATTCCTGCTAGTCCTCCCAGCGATACCACGTCAATAGTACAAGTTTACAAAGATGGTGTTGGAAGTTATAGCCCCACAGTGCAGTGTACCGAAGATCTAACAGCACCTGACAATCAAACTTGGAAAACCAATCTTACCAATTGGATACCCACTCAGTTTGGCGACAATTATTTGGTAGTGGTCTATGTAGACACCACCGGATCCACAACGCCACAAACCACTGGTACCAGACTGTTCCAAACTGGTTCTGGCAGCGACGACACATGGTTTTTTGATTATCAAGCTGGTATCTTGAACTTTAACGGCGCTGCAATTCCGTCAGTGATTGCTGGAGGAGTCGCAGGCAAATCAGTTTTTATTGTGGGCTACAGATATGTAGGACCATTTGGTGTAGGCGGCGACACCGGAAACATTACTTTCAGTGGCGATACAATTTCCAACAGTCAGGTCAATGGCAACATAATTTTAGAAGCAACCGGCACTGGAATAGTGCAAATTGATGGAACTACAGGTTTTTCAATTCCTGTTGGCAACACAGCTCAGCGCCCAGATCCAGCAATTGCAGGAACATTGCGATTCAACACAGCCACAGGTATTGTGGAAATCTACACAGGAACTGCGTGGAAAGGTGCTGGCGAAGTAATAGCATCCATTACCAATCAAACAATCAATGGCGACGGCAGCACTGCTACTTTTACCCTGGATAACCCAGCCACCGCAGCCAGTATTTTGGTCACCATCAACGGCGTTAATCAAACTCCAGCAGTTGACTACACTGTGGCCAATGATGTAGACATAACATTTACCACAACGCCCATTGTGTCGGATGTGATACAGGTTCGATTTATTTCACAAGTCACCACTGTTGCTTCAATAACAAACGCCAGTGGCAACACTTCGGTTACAGCCACAGACAGTGGAAACATCAACTTTGAGATAAATAATTCCACAGTAGCACAAATAACCAATGCCAGCATATTGGATATCAGTGCTAGCCACAGCCTTCGATTGCCCACATACACAGTGGCACAGGCCACTGGTCTAGCCAATGTAGCAACAGGCCAGGTGATCTATGTTTCCAATGGAGCAGCTGGATCACCGTGTTTAGCGGTCTACAGCGGCGGCTGGAAGCAAGTTGCCATCGGCAACGCCATAACAACCTAATGTAATTTCTTGTCTGAATAGTCGACTACCCAGGTGTGTATTCCTACGAGTTTGGTAAATAACATTGTAATACTAAACATTTGACAAAATGAGTTGTCGGATAAGCGAAACAGAATACCAAAACGGGAGTTTTAAATGGCTGTAACCAGAATTAAGAATAATCAGATCACTGATGCAACCATTGTTGCCAGTTCAAAACTTCAAGATTATTCGATTAGCGCGGCAAAAATTGCCAACAACTTGACATACGGGTCAAATTTGACCGTTACCGGGAACTTGACAGTTCAAGGTAACACCACTGCAATTGACACCAACATCACAACCATTGAAGATCCGGTTATTTTGCTGGCATCGACACAGACAGGTAATGCAGCAGTTGACATTGGGTTCATTGGACAACGCGGGTTACAAACAAACATTGCATTTGTGTGGGACGAAAGTCAAGGTGTTTTTGTAACAGCATTCACAGACACTGCTGAAACAGCAACAACAATCAACATCACTGCGTATGCCAGTACAAAAGTATTGAATTCGGAGGTGACTGGCAATCTAGCTGTCACAGGTCAGGCTAATTTAGCCAACATCCTAGTTACTGCAAATTCCACTGTGAGTCTTGGCAGTAATAAAATTAGCAATGTGGCCAATCCAGTAGGTGCTCAAGACGCAGCAACCAAATCCTATGTTGACGGTCAAGTCAGTGGTTCGGGATTTAGTATCACCGACGGTGTCACTACAGAAGTAGTTGTCGGCGGCGATACCATTGAGTTTGAAGGCAGTACAAACATTACAGTTGCAGTTGCAAATGTATCCGGCAATGTAAGCAGTGTCACTGCCACATTGACAAACGACGTCACTATCACTGGTAATTTAGGTGCTGGCACAGTCAGCTCAACTGGCACAGTTACCGGCGGCAATGTGGCCACAGGTGGAACAGTAAGTGCTACTGGCAATATTACCGCCGGTAATATTGCTACTGGTGGTACTGTTAGTGCTGCTGGTACAGCCACAGTAGGCAACTTGGCCACGGGTGGCACAGTCAGTTCAACTGGCACAGCTACTTTGGGTAATGTTGCAACTGGTGGCACAGTCAGCTCAACCGGCAACATAACTGGTGGCAATGTACTAACTGGTGGATTGATCAGTGCTACCAGCACAATCACCAGTGCTGCCACAATCACAGGTGGCAATATTGCCACAGGTGGAACAGTCAGCGCTGCCTCTACAATTACAGGTGGCAATATTGCCACAGGTGGAACAGTCAGCGCAACCGGTACAATAACAGGTGGCAATTTGGCCACAGGTGGTACAGTTAGTTCAACAGGAACTGCTACTGTAGGCAATGTGGCTACAGGCGGAACAATAAGTGCCACTGGTACAATCACATCGGCCAACACAATCACCGGTGGCAACATTGCCACAGGTGGTACAATCAGTTCAACTGGAACAGCTACCGTAGGCAATGTGAACACAGGTGGTGCAATCAGCTCAACAGGAACAGCTACCGTAGGTAATTTGGCCACAGGTGGAACAATCAGTTCAACTGGCACAGCTACCTTGGGCAATGTTGCTGTAGGCGGAACAATCAGTGCTACAAGTTCTATCACAGGCGGCAGTATTGCCACTGGTGGCACAATCAGTGCTACCAGCACAATCACATCGGCTGCTACAATCACAGGTGGCAATTTGGCCACAGGTGGCACAGTCAGTTCAACTGGCACTGCTACCGTAGGTAATTTGGCCACAGGTGGCACCGTCAGTGCCACAGGCACAATCACCGGTGGCAATGTCAGTGCAGGCAGTGGATTTATTTCTACAACTGGCAATGTAAGTGCTGGCAATGTGAACACAACAAGTATTGTTGGTTCAACAGTCACTATTACATCTGCAGGTGCTATTACATTGGCTGGTACACAGACTGATGTTGGCAATACAAAAATTATTAATCTGGCTGTCCCGACCAATCCAACCGATGCTGCCAACAAAGATTATGTTGATAGCGTAGCACAAGGATTGAACATCAAAGCATCAGTTTATGTTGCTACATATGCTGCACTGCCAGCGTATACCTACAACAATGGTACCGCTGGGGTTGGTGCAACTATCACTGCTAATGCAGTTGGTGCATTGGTTGTGGATGGTCAAACACTCACAGTAGTAGGTACCAGAGTTTTAGTTAAAAACGAAACAGGTAATGTGTCCGGTGCAAACTCAGCATACAACGGTATCTACACATTGACCACAGTTGGTACTGCTGGCGTAGCATTTGTGTTGACTCGTTCAACGGATATGAATATAGCAGCAGAATTTGATGGTGCATTTACTTTTGTTTCTGTTGGTACTCAAAATGCAGATACTGGTTGGGTACAAACAGGTGAAATTGTCACAGTTGGTACAACTCCTGTGGTTTGGGTTCAGTTCTCTGGCGCCGGACAATACCAAGCTGGCAATGGTTTAACTTTAACAGGCACAATATTCAGCGTCAATGTTGACGAAGTTACAACCACAATCAGCGGTGACAATGTTATTGTCAAAGCAGGCGCTCAACTCACAACACCAAACATTGGCGCTGCTACTGGTACAAGTTTAAGTGTCACCGGCACAATTACTGTTGATGGAACTGCTACTGTGGGCAATTTAGCAACAGGTGGAACAATCAGTTCAACTGGAACTGCCACTTTAGGTAACGTCGCAACTGGTGGAACAATCAGCGCTGCTGCTACTATTACAGGTGGTAATATTGCAACTGGTGGAACTGTCAGCGCAACTGGTACTGCTACCCTGGGTAACGTTGCAACCGGCGGAACAATTAGTGCAGCAAGTTCTATCACAGGTGGCAACATTGCAACTGGCGGCTCAGTGAGTGCTACTGGAACAATCACCAGTGCCAATACAATCACTGGTGGTAACATTGCAACCGGTGGAACAGTTAGCTCAACTGGCACTGCTACAGTAGGCAACTTGGCCACAGGTGGAACAGTTAGCTCAACTGGCACTGCTACAGTAGGTAATTTGGCCACAGGTGGAACAGTGAGTGCTACCGGCAACATCACAGGCGGCAACATCTCAACCAGTGGCGCAGGCGGCGCTATTTCTGGTTCTGGCAATATCACAGGCGGCAATATTTTAACAGGCGGTCTGGTCAGCGCAACCGGTACAATAACAGGTGGCAATTTGGCCACAGGTGGTACAGTCAGCTCAACTGGAACAGCTACATTAGGTAATGTGGACACAGGTGGCGCAATCAGTGCTACTGGCAACATCACCGGTGGTAATATTTCTACTGCTGGTACTTTTGGCGCAGCAAGTCTAAGTGCATCAGGCAACATAACCGGTGGTAATTTATTAACTGGTGGATTGATCAGCGCTACTGGTACAATCACATCAGCCAACACAATCACCGGTGGTAATTTGGCCACTGGTGGAACTGTTAGCTCAACTGGAACAGCCACAGTAGGCAACTTGGCTACTGGTGGAACCGTCAGCGCAACCAGCACTATAACAGGTGGCAACTTGGCCACTGGTGGAACTGTTAGCTCAACTGGCACAGCTACGCTAGGCAATGTGGCCACTGGTGGAACAATCAGTTCAACTGGTACAATTACATCAGCCAACACAATCACCGGTGGCAATTTGGCCACAGGTGGTACAGTCAGCTCAACTGGAACAGCTACATTAGGTAATGTAAACACAGGTGGCGCAATCAGTGCTACTGGCAACATCACAGGCAACAATGTTGTTGGAACAACATCAGGCAAATTTGGCAACATTCAGATCAGCGGTGACGATATCACTGACACAAATGGCCGTGTGAACTTCAACACAGCCGGTGGCGATGTGGACTTTGCAGTCAACGGCGACACAGTGGCCAATGTGTTCTATGTGGATGCTGGCTCAGGCACAGCCAGTTTTGGCAGTGCTACACAAACCACTGGTGCTATAATAGCAATGAACACCACCAACTCGTTCTTGATGCCAGTTGGAAATATTGGTCAACGACCAGGTACTGGTGTAACTGGTATGTTGCGTTTCAACAGCCAAGAAAACTATGTGGAAGTGTTTGACAACACTGAATGGACAGCAGTTGCTGCGCCTCCTCTTACTGTGATCACTGACGACCAGTTCAACGGTGATGGTGCCACTGTAGCGTTTACCCTGAGTGTGGCATCTACCACAGCTGGTACTATTGTTTCAATCAACGGTGTGGTACAGATTCCAACCTCAGCCTACAGTGTGTCAGGTACAACACTGACATTCACAGAAGCTCCAGCAGTGGGCGACGTGATTGACAGTCGTGTGTTGACTACCACCAGCACTGTTTCAAGCATACAAAACGGCAACAGCTCTATTGGTATTGCAGTAGCCAATGGCAACACTGTGATAGCTGCTAACGGCGCAACAGTACTAACTGTCAGCCCAGGCCTGGTAGATATACAAGGCAACTTGACTGTGAGCGGCAACGCTACACTGAGCGGCAACATACTGGGCGATAGAATCCAAAACGGCACAACCAGTTTGGATATTCAAACAGCCGGCGGCAATGCCAACATCACAATTGGTGCCACCAGCAATGTGGCAGTGTTTACCACTACTGGCCTGAATATAACCGGTACTGTCAGTGCAAACGGCACTGTCACCGGTGGTAACCTAGCAACTGGTGGCACAGCAAGTGCAGCAGGAACAATTACCGGTGGCAATTTAGCAACAGGTGGAACTGTGAGTTCAACTGGAACAGCTACCTTAGGCAACGTTGCAACTGGTGGAACTGTTAGTTCAACTGGTACGATCACAGGTGGTAATGTGGCCACAGGTGGCACAATTAGTGCTACGGGCAACATCCAAGGTGGCAATTTACGCACAGCTGGATTGATCAGCGCCACTGGCACAGTAACTGGTACATCGTTTATTGGCGTTGCAACGTCAGCACAATACGCTGACTTGGCAGAGAAATACACAGCAGATGCTGAATATGCTCCGGGCACAGTGGTATCGTTTGGTGGTGCTGCTGAAGTCACTGCCAGTACAGATGCTGACACTCGTGTTGCTGGTGTTGTGAGTACAAATCCTGCATTTACCATGAACAACGAGCTGGTTGCTGATCATGTGGTCACTGTGGCATTTACTGGTCGTGTGCCAACTCGTGTCACTGGAACAGTACGCAAAGGTGATTTGATGGTGAGTGCTGGCCATGGAGCAGCTCGCGCTGAAGCTGCTCCTGCACCAGGTACAATCATTGGTAAAGCACTGGCCAACCATGACGGCGCTGAAGGTGTAATTGAAGTGGTTGTAGGACGCTTCTAAACAGGTAACGCTGTACAGGATAGGGTCTTCGGATCTTATCTTTTTATCTAATAGAAAATAACATGTCACTACCAGCAGCAACAGTAAGCATTGGACCAGGATGGTCAATCGGCCCCGGGTGGAGCTTTGGTGCTCCCCCACCTCCACCGGTAGATTTATACACGCCTCTTGCCGGCAGTTTGAGTTTCAACGGCTCTAGTCAGTATCTTAGCATGACTCCTGGATGGACCCCGGATGCTGGTGCGTTTACCATAGAAGGCTGGTTCTACAACAACAGTGGGTTTACCACCAAAGGATTGATGGGCACTGATCAAAGTGTGGGCATGAGCCTGTTTACCAGCGATGATGCCACCATTACTCTGGATAGATACGGTGGTGGATATCAACCCAGTTACACTTGGCCAGCAGCAACATTGCAAACCAACAAGTGGCAATACATAGTGCTGAACCGCAATGCCAGCACTGATTTGGAAACCATGTGGATTGGCACATTTGTTGACAACTATTCAACTGTGACCTGTGTTCGAGCAACCGGTGCTGCAGGTGGTGGCAGTCCTAGTGGCGGCACACAAACTGACAGTCAAAGTTGGGGCAACAGTAATTGGGTAGGCAGATACTATGGTGGATATTTTCCAGGACTCATTACCAATTTTAGAGCAACCATTGGTGCTGCTGTGTACGACAGCACCAGCGCCACAATCACTGCACCGGTAGCACCGTTGTCGTCAGGCGCCAATACCGAATACTTGATGTTGGGTGCTGTGGTGACCACAGACACCAGTGGCACACAAACTGTTACCAACAACGGCACAGTGATACAAACTGCTACAAAACCATTCTAAGCAATAATTTTTAACTCAAAACAGGACTTTCGTTAGTCCTGTTTTTTTGGCTAAATATAGCTAACAAACTGGAAAAAATCAATGGGATTAACTAGACCTCGCGCTGCACAGATATATGATTTAGATTACAAACAGGCAACCCGTGTGATTACGGTGAGTAATGTGACCTTGACCGGCGGCGCCCCAGCGCTGGTTGATGGCGTTAGTTTAGTGCTGGGCGATCGCATATTGGTTACCGGTCAAACAACTGCCAGTCAAAACGGATTATATGATGTAACTGTGGTAGGTGTGGGATCCGACGGCACCTGGGAAAGAACCAGCGACGGCAATGCAACAGGAGAAATTCTTGCCGGCATGATTGTGATGGTAACCGAAGGGTCTATCTATGCTGATACTCAGTGGAAACTGACAACAGACAATCCCATTGTAATTGGAACCACTGGTTTAACTTTTGTAATTAATATTTTAAGCAGTGTTGGTGGTTCCAACACACAAGTGCAAGTCAATGACGGCGGCACATTGGCCGGATTTAGTAATTTTGTGTTTGATAAAACTTCAAACATACTGTCAATTACTGGGAATATCAGTGCCACTGGTAACGTCTCGGGCAACTATTTTTTAGGCAACGGTTCGCAACTGACTGGCATTGCAGGTGCATACGGAAATACAGAAGTTGCTGCATACCTGTCCAGTGGCAATGTAACTACGGCCATCAACACAACATCCACAATCAGTGCCACTGGCAACATCACTGGCAACTATTTTTTAGGCAACGGCAGCCAACTGAGTGGCATTATTACCACAGTTGATGCAAATACACTCATTGGCAACACCCTATCATCCAACATAGTAAATTCCAGTCTGACCAGTGTTGGCACCCTGGGATCATTGAGTGTAACAGGAAACATCGTTGGTGGCAATGTAATTTCCGGTGGCGCCAGAGCATACAAATGGACAACACAGGCCAACACAGCACCGTCAAATTCTGTGGCGGGCGACAATTGGTACGATTCTTACGCTGATAAACTGTACCTTTACATCAACGACGGCACTGGTAATCAATGGGTGGATCAAAGTCCTCCTACCACTTTTGCCAGCCTTACCATCACTGGAAACACATCTAGTGGTAATTTATTAACAGCAGGACAAGTATCGGCTGCCGGCAACATTGCCGGTAGTTATTTCATTGGCAATGGATCATTGCTGACAAATATAACAGGTGCCAATGTAACTGGCACAGTGGCCAATGCCACATATGCAGTGTCAGCAGGCAGCGCAACTTCAGCAACAACTGCTGCCACAGTGACCACAGCAGCGCAGGCCAATATTACCTCCGTTGGAACACTGACGAGTTTGTCAGTGACTGGCACAGCTACATTGGGTAATGTTAACACAGGTGGAACAATCAGTGCAACTAGCAACATCACTGCTGGCAATGTGTTAGGTGGCGCCAATGTCAATGCAACCACTCACACAGGTACCACTGTGTCAGTAACTGGCACAGTTACTGCTGGCAGCTTGACAGTGGCAACTGGCAACATCACAGCTGGTAATTTAATTATAAGTGGCTCAATTCAAGACTCGGCCCAATTGGACATACAAACCACTGCTGGCAATGCCAATATTGTGCTGACACCCAATGGCACTGGCAACGTCAACATCAGCGCCAACATCATGCCAACAGCCAATGCCACAGCCAATATTGGCAGTGCTACATCAAGTTTCAACACTGTGTTTGCCAAGTCCACTTCGGCACAATACGCTGACTTGGCAGAAATGTACGAAGCCGATGCTGCGTATGCTCCGGGTACAGTGGTGGAGTTTGGCGGTGACAAAGAAGTCACAATCAGCAACACACCATTCAGCCCACTGGTAATGGGCGTAGTAAGTACCAATCCTGCATATCTAATGAACAGCACTGCACAAGGCAAATATATGGCAGCAATTGCACTGGTTGGTCGTGTGCCCACTCAGGTAATTGGTCCAGTTTCTAAAGGAGCAATGATGGTATCAGCCGGCAATGGCCAGGCACAATCTGCTGCCGCACCCAGCATGGGCACAGTGATAGGCAAAGCAGTTGAAGATTTCACTGGTGAATCTGGTGTAATTGAAATTACAATTGGGAGACTATAATGTCATTTCCACTATCACCAACCAATGGACAGCAAGCAAGTATAAATGGCATAACCTATACCTACAGCAGTACTTTGACTGCATGGACAGTTAGTACTTCTGTCAGCAACTCTTTTGTCAGCATCAGCGTAACTGGCACAGTCAACAGCGGCAATCTGTTGGCCACGGGTCTAGCATCAGTTACCGGCAATATAACAGTTGGCAATGTTGTCACAGTTGGAATTGTCACGGCTACTGGCAATGTGTCTGGCAATTATTTCATTGGAAATGGATCGGCTCTCACTGGTATTTCTGCAGGCGGGTCTGCAATCACCAATGGAACAAGTAATGTCACAGTTGCATCTGGTGCCAATACCACAGTTGGTGTTGCTGGTACCACAGTGGCAACATTTGCATCAACTGGATTGATATTACCGGGCATTGTCAGTGCCACTGGCAACATCTCAGCCGGCAACTTGAATGTCTCAGGCAATATTGTTGATACAGGTGCGCTGAGCATCATCACTGGCAGTAACGGAAATATCACGCTGTCTCCAAATGGCACTGGTCAAGTTATCAGTTCCGGCAGTGTATCAGTGACTGGTACCATTGCTGCCAGTGGTGCAGTTCTGCCCAGAGTAGTATCCATTGCGGACGGCGTTTCAATCACCATGAATGGTGATACCACTGACATAGCAACACAGACAAACACTCAAGCCGCTGGTACATTGACAATCAATGCAGTGACTGGAACATTGTTCAATGGACAGAAAATTATACTTAGATTGCAATCTGCAAACATACAGACATTTAGTTGGAATGCTGTGTTTGTTGGATCAACTGATTTGATATTGCCCACAGCATCAACTGGCAGTAATAAATATGATTATGTTGGATTTATATACAACACAACAGCTACAAAATGGCAATTATTGGCCAAGAATTTTGGTTTTTAACAATTAATGAAAGAACAATATGGAAGATATTATCAATCAAATTGACGGAAAAGTACAAGTGATTTTTGAAAAAAGTGACAGTGGCAGAACCTTCCGTGATGCATTGTGGATGACACAGGAAGAATATGCCGCAACACCTGCTGCCACCATTGACGCAATGAAACAAGAAAGATTTGACAATTGGTTGGCCATTGTCAATGCAGCACCGACAGAATAAAATATGGCAAATAGATACTGGGTAGGAGGTACTGGAACATGGAGTACTAGTACCACAAACTGGAGTGCCACTAGTGGTGGTGCCAGTGGTGCTTCAGCACCAACTGCGGCCGACTCGGTATTTTTCGACCAAGCAGCCACATATACTGTTACAATGACAGGTGCATTGACTTGTTTAGATATTACAGTATCAGCAGGTACAGTCACTTTTGCAACAGGCACTACACCTACACTTGCAGTGTCGGGCAGTATGTCACTGGTAGCGGGAACTGTATGGAACAGCACTGGCACAACAACATTTAATGCTACAACAACAGGTAAAACTGTAACAACCAATGGCGTTGCCCTTAGCGGCGCAGTTACATTTAACGGTGCGGCAGGTGCGTGGACATTAGGAAGTTCTCTCACTCTAACGGCCACTGCCACCACTACATTGACCAATGGTACGCTAGACCTGGCCGGATTTACATTAACCACCGGCCAATTCAGTTCAACTAACGCAAACACTCGTTCCATTGCGTTTGGCTCAGGTAATATTGTATTAGCACACACTACTGCTGCTCAAACAGTATTGGCTATGGCCATAGCCACCAATTTCACATATACTGGCACCGGCGGATTTACTGCTACGGCCGCAGTTACTAGAACATTTACATTTGGTACTACCGGCGGCACTTCCACCAATGCACCCAACTTGACACTGACTGGCAGTGGTACTGCTGTAGCAACATTCACCAATTTCAGTAGTTTCAACAAACTTGATTTTGGCACTACTGCGTTTACTCCTGGAACTACATCATTGAGTCTTAATAGTTTAACATTATCCAGTGGTGGTACCTATACTAACTTATCTGCCGTCATGATTGGTACAGGTACAATTACACCAAATGGTAAAACTGTTGCAAATTTTGATGTTAATCATGCAGGCACCACTACCTTAGCCGGAGCATTGGCGTGTAGCACATACAGTCAAATTGCTGGCACCGTTGATTTTGCTACATTTAATTTGACATGTTCAAGCAATGCATTCTACACCGCAGGTACATTGACAAACACAGGCACTATAACTTGTACTACTTGGACAGTTACTGGTACCTTCACAATGACAAATGGTACTATCACACCAAGTACAAGTTTTGTATTAACCTCAGGTGCATTTAACTACAATGGTGGTACACTGAGTGCAGTACCCACATTTACGCACACCGCAGGTACTGTAACATTGGGCCAAGCATATGCGCTTACTGCAACAGGTACATATAACCAAAACGGCGGCACATTAAATCTAAATGGATTTGATTTAACAACTGGAATATTCAGTTCAAGTACTTCAACCGCTCGTTCAATCGCATTTGGTAGTAACAACATTGTATTGGCACATACAACAGCAGCAACAACTGTACTGTCAATGGCCATAGCCACGAATTTCTCTTGGACCGGCACAGGCGGATTTACAACTGACGCTTCAATCACTAGAACATTTACTTTTGGTACTACTGGTGGCACAACTACTAATGCACCTAACTTGTCAATCACAAGCGGTGCAGCAGTTGTCACTTTTACCAATGGATCATGGTTTAAGGCATTAAATTTTACTGGTACTACTAGCACACCAGCCATGACTACATCCACAATTGGTATCTATATCGATACACTGACACTGGCAACAGGTGGAACCTATACTGGTTTTATACCAGTATTCACTCGTACACAAACATGGACTCCTCAATTCAGTAAACAACTGGGCGGCATCGGTGTGGGTGTTACGGGTGTGACGTTGACACTGGACAACACACAAACATATACTGCAACATCAAGTTTAATATTAACTGCTGGTACACTAGACTTAGGTGGGTTCGACCAAACTTTTGGATTAATAAGTTCAAGCAATTCAAACACTCGTTCAATTGCATTTGGTAGCAACAACATTGTATTGGCACACACTACAGCGGCAACGACCGTAATATCAATGGCCACAGCCACTGGTTTCTCTTGGACGGGAACAGGAGGGTTTACAGCGTCAGCGGCAATTACTAGATCATTTCAATTTGGCACAGGTGTCGGTGGCACATCTACCAACGCACCCAACGTGACACTAACTGGCAGCGGCACAGCAGTACAAACATTTACCACTAGCAGTTATTTTAATAAACTTGATTTTGGTACCACTGCTTTTACTGTAGCATCTACTAATTTAAATTTAAACAGTTTGACTTTAAGCGCCAGCGGTACGTACACTAACATAAATGCAACTATGGTTGGTACTGGCACAATTACACCAAATGGTAAAACTATTGGAACATTCACAGTTGACCATGCAGGCACCACTACTCTGGCAGCGGCATTTGGTACAACAGCAACAAGCAGTACTGTGTTGAACGGTGGTACGCTAGACCTAGCAGGATTTACATTGACCACTGGCCAATTCAGTTCAAGTCCTGCTGGTTCACCCACTCGTTCTGTAGCATTTGGAACTGGTAATATTGTATTAGCACACACCACAGCAGGAACAACTGTGCTGAATGTGGCCACAGCCACTAACTTCACTTGGACCGGTACAGGTGGATTTACAACTGATGCTGCAATTACTAGAACATATACTTTTGGTTCTACAGCAGGTGGTACTATTGCCAATGCACCAAACTTATCAATCACAAGTGGTGCCTCAATACCAACATTTACTAATTTTTCATGGTTTAACTCATTGAATTTTACTGGTAGTACTTGCACTCCTGCATCTGCGGCAGTGTATGTAAGCACACTGACATTGGCCACAGGTGGAACCTATACCGGTTTCGCACCAATATTTACTCGTACACAAACATGGACTGCACAATTCAGTAAACAACTAGGTGGTATTGGTGTAGGTGTTGCAGGTGTCACATTGACACTGGATAACACACAAACATATACTGCAACATCAACTTGTTACTTATATGGCGGCACATTAGATTTAGGTGGCTATGATTTAACTATTGGTATATTCAGTGGTTCTGTTGCTACTACGGTCACCCGATCAATCGCATTTGGTAGTAACAACATTGTGTTGGCACACCCAACAGCATCAACAACTGTACTGGCGTGCAATCAGGTTCAAGGTTTCTCCTGGACTGGCACTGGTGGATTTGTAGCAGATGCATCAGTCGTGCGATTATATTCGTTCGGTCTCTCGGGTGGCGCATCATCTACTAATGCACCTAACTTAACATTCACTGGTTCTGGTACAGCAGTACAAACAGTAAACAGTGGCGGGTGGTTTAACAAACTTGATTTTGGTACCACTGCATTTAATACAGGTACCACTAACTTAAATCTGAACAGTGTGACTCTAAGCAGTGGTGGCACATATACCAGCATGACAGCCACAATGGTGGGCACTGGCACTGTTATCACTAACGGAAACACAACATTAGGAGCAATGGTAATTAATAGTACATCAGGTACTACATCATTGGGAGCCGCAGTAACCTTGACGGCTACTGGAACTTTTACACTGACAAGTGGTACCTTAAACCTAGCAGGATTTACACTGACCACCGGCATATTCAGTTCGGATGGTACCGGCACCCGTTCAATCACATTTGGTTCAAGTAATATTGTATTGGCACATACAACAGCATCACAAACTGTGTTGAGTATGGCCACTGCCACTGGGTTTACTTGGACTGGCACTGGTGGTTTTACAGCCAGTGCAGCAGTCATTAGAACATTTACTTTTGGTACTACCGGTGGTACCTCAACCAACGCACCCAATGTGACACTAACCACTGGTTCAGCAGTACCTATATTTACTACTGGTGGATGGTTCAACACTCTTGATTTTGGAACCACAACATTCAACATTGCGGCCACCGCATTAAATTTAAACAGTTTAGTGTGCAGCAGTACTGGTACATATGGCAACATGACAGTTACAATGGTTGGTACCGGTACTATCACACCAAATGGTAAAACTGTTGCAGCATTTACCATCAACCATACCGGTACCACTACCTTGGCTGGAGCATTTGGTACAGCAGTAACTGGTACCACTACATTGACAAGTGGCGCCTTGAATCTAGCAGGTTTTACATTATCAACTGGTATATTCAGTTCAACCAACGCAAACACTCGTTCCATTGCATTTGGCTCAGGTAATATTGCGTTGACTCATACGTCAGTGGGACAGACCGTAATATCAATGGCAACAGCCACTGGTTTCTCTTGGACAGGCACTGGTGGATTTACAACTGATGCGTCTGTTACTAGAACATTTACTTTTGGCAGCACCGCAGGTGGCACTGCTGCCAATGCACCCAACTTATCAATTACAAGTGGTGCCGCTGTACCAACATTTACCAATGGATCATGGTTTGATGTATTGAATTTTACTGGTACTACTAGCACACCAGCCATGAGTGCATCTACAATTGGCATCTATGTTGATACCCTAACATTGGCCTCAGGTGGAACCTATACTGGTTTCATACCAGTGTTTACTAGAACACAGACATGGACACCACAATTCAGCAAACAATTAGGAGGTATTGGTGTTGGTGCGGAAGGAGTAACACTCACATTAGAAGGCACACAAACATATCCTGTAACATCAACTTTCTTCCTAACTGCTGGTACATTAGACTTGGGTGGTGTTGACCAAACATTTGGTATATTCAGTTCAAGTAATAGTAATACTCGCTCCGTAGCATTTGGTTCTAATAATATTTCATTGGTACATACGACAGCATCAACAACTGTGCTGGCAATGTCAACAGCCACTGGTTTCACTTGGACAGGTACTGGTGGATTTGTTGCAACAACAAATCTTGCAAAAATATTTCAATTTGGTAACACGGCCGGCGGATCTATTACCAATGCACCCAATCTGACAATAACTTCCGGCAGCAATCTAGCGACTCTTACCACTGGCAGTTGGTTTAATACTCTTGATTTTGGTACTTCTACTTTTACTCCTGGTTCAGTTATCACAAACTTGAACAGTTTAAAATTATCAAGCACTGGTACCTATCCTTCTTTTAGACCAACCATGCGTGGTACTGGCACTGTCGATGGCAACGGAAATACTACTCTAGTCAACTTGACTGTTGATAACATATCAGGTACCACTTCATTGGCCGCAGCATTGACAATGTCCGTCACCACCGCCACATTCACCTTAACTTCAGGTACACTTGCTTTGAATGGGTTTGATTTTACTTGTGCCCAATTTTCTTCAACAAATACAACCACTCGCTCTGTGGCATTTGGATCCAACAATATTATACTTGTTGCTATGACCGCAAGCGGCACAACCCTTGACATGGGAACAGCCACTGGTTTCTCTTGGACCGGCACTGGAGGGTTTGTCACTGAGCCTAACGTTGGCCGTACCCGCACTTTTGATTTTGGTTCCACAGCAGGCGGCACATCTACCAACGCACCAAACTTTACATTTAGTGGCGCAGGTACCAATGCCAATAATACTTTCACTACCGGTAGTTGGTTTAATATATTTGATTTTGGAATTCATACTGGCAGCGTTGGACAGACTACTACATTAAATTTAAACAGCGTGACATTAAGTAGTGGTGCTACATATACAAACTTGACAATTGTAATGGTGGGTACCGGCACTATTACGCCAAATGGTAAAACTGTTGCAGCATTGACTGTCAACTGTCCTAGTGGCACAACAACCTTGGCCGGAGCACTCAGTACATCAACCACTGCTGCTGCAACATTGACCAATGGTACGTTAGACCTGGCTGGATTTACATTGACCACTGGCCAATTCAGTTCAACCAACACCGCTACTCGCTCCGTGTCATTTGGCTTGGGTAATATTGTATTGGCACATACTACTGCTGCTCAAACAGTATTGTCAATGGCTGATGCAACTGGTTTCACCTGGACAGGTACCGGCGGATTCACTGCTGATGCAGCAGTGACAAGAACATATTTGTTTGGTACTACCGGTGGCACAACTACTAATGCACCCAACTTGACACTGACTGCCAGCGGCACTGCTGTAGGAACATTCACCAGTGGCAGTTGGTTCAACACATTGAATTTTGGGACTACAAATTTTACTGTTCCTGCAACTTCGTTAAATTTAAACAGCTTGACCATGTCATCCAGTGGTGTATTTTCTAGTTTAACAACCACAATGGTTGGCACTGGTACTATTACCGGCAGTGGCAAAACTATTGCAGCATTGACTGTCAATCATTCAGGCACTACTACAATACCTGCATTATCAGTAATAGGCGCCACTACACTGACCAGCGGTACATTAAATGTAGCCGGAATCACTCTCACCACTGCTAATTTTATTTCAAGTTCAGTTGCAACAAGAGCAATATCTGGCTCCGGCACTGGTATAATTTCAGTATCGAGTGGGTGGACAGTTCCGGATGGCACAGGGTTCACTGGCTCCGACTACACAATCAATTTGACAAACGCAACCCCAAAAACATTTGCCGGCGGCGGCGGCTCGTACGGTAAACTAGCAACATCCAGTGCCGGAGCATTGACTATCACTGGTTCAAACACCTTTGCAGACATACAGGTAATTTAAAGGAATCAAATGGCATCAACTATTACATTCGAAGCTGGGTCCACCACAACAGTAACTAATTTTACTTTGTCCGGTTCCGCTGGAAATTTAGTAACAATCAACAGTTCGGTTCCGGGTGTGCAGTTTACTTTGTCAAAATCCAGTGGCACAGTAACTGCAAACTATTTGAGTATTCGAGACAGCAATGCCACTGGTGGCGCATACTGGGATGCGTCCAATGGTACAAATATTAACGAAGGTAATAATACCGGATGGAATTTTCCGTCAACCATCAACGGTCAATTTATGGCCTTCTTTTGAAACTGCAACACACTGAACTATGTAAAGAAACTTGGAACAATTATGATCAAAGCTCAATATCGAAGTGACTACGAAGGTGAATTTGTAATCACTGAAAGTAAGTGGTCTGGCGGCAAAAAAACACAAGCCAGAGAATGGGTTGCCAACCCAATTGCCAACCAACACATCAGCGGCCGCGCTGCGTGTATTGTCAGCGACATTGACAAAGAAAAATTCAATTACAAAAAGTTAGAACGACACCGCGGTGGCTTGCTGGGTTCAAAAAAACTACAAACATACGGAACCGGAACCATTACAAAAGAAATGCGATTGGACTTTGCCGTTGAAATTGACAAAGTGATTATCCAAGACATATTGGATCGCGGATATTCCACCAACAACATTGTGTACACCACCACACGAAATTGTTTGGTAAATCCCGGTGAGTTTTATTTGATACCATACAACACGCTGATGGCCATGGAAGCATTGGTATTATGGCTGGCAGCATTTGACGGACACAAAGAAATCTTCATGCTGGGCTACAACAACTTGACACCGGGAACTACCAGTGAATGGATGTCACATGTGAATTCAGTGATTGCTGCATTTCCGTCAGTGAAATTTATATTGGCCGGCGAAGAAACTATCATGCCACAAGAATGGCGGAAAAATGCCAATGTTTCTTGTATAAATTATCGCGAGTTTGTGACTTACTGCGACGTTTGAACGCCATGTTCCACTGTGGCCATTTTGTTGCGCACAGCATCAAAATTCACAGTTGACCACAGTCCTGGATGCATGGGCCTAGGCCATGTGCCACTGGCAATCCAGGCCCACCCAATGTGTTCGTCGTTGAGAGTTGGCGCAAATTCTTCTGCAACACTGCAAAAAAATGTGTGATAAGCGAACCCGCCATCTGCACTGGTAAACTTCTCAATGGGAACCAGCTTTATATAATCAGGCATTGAACCCAATTCTTCTTCACACTCGCGAACCATTGCTTGCATAAGTGTTTCGTGTTCTTCAATCTTGCCACCAGGCAGGCCCCACGAGTCTGGATGCCGAGTGTCGTTGCGCATGAGATATAGATATCGCTGTGTGCTGATGCTGTAAAACCAAACTCCTACGGCCTTCAAAGTACTATTCTCCATTGACCGCCTGGATACAGGCCTTGATAACTTTTGACCCAAGTTGCGCCAGTCCACTTGTACTGTATTGCTGTGGTGATGTTGGTGACATATTGCGTATTGTCCGGACTTGATGTGTTGTCAAACACCACTTGCCAACGCCCGTCGATGTATTCAATGATGTCATTTGTTTTGGCCGTCAATGGTTGTCCTGTTGCGCCAGTCCATGCTGCTGCATTGCCGTTGTCGCTGCCAGTGTTTTCGGTCAGCAAGTATCTCTGACCCGCCACCGCAGCCGGCAACCCTGCGCCTGGCCCACTGCGCAACGGATCAATTACCGAACGCACCGGTGATAGAGTATTTTGTGGTTTGGTGTCTTCGTCGATGGTAAACAGCATAAAGCGATCGTCGCTGGGATCATAGGCCACTGTGCCGGCAACTTCTGTGCCGTCTGGTTGTTCTAAAAATATCTGGCTAATGCCTGGTCGCAGCACTCCGTATGCACCAATCAATGCGGTCCATAATAGATTGCTGGGTGGTGAGTCAGGTGGTGTCAAACTTGCGTTGGATTGATCAACTACAGCACTGGGACGCAATACTTGTAGTTTATTACCAATCAACAAAGTTTGATAATCCCATGGCGTAACCACCAGTCGTGTTCCCAGCAATAAATCATTGTTTACCACAGCGTTGGCAGCATCACCGTTGGCATCGTGTATGTTAGAAATAATTCGTTCGACCACACCCAACTTTTTAACTTTGGCAGGACTGCTGATCCAAATTGGCAAGGAAAATGTCATTGTTGCAACATCAATAGCATCATCGGTGCCAGTGGGAACTGATCGGCTGCTCCATTGTGTTGACTCCAGCTGTACTATGCTCAAACTGGTCCAGTCAATGTAGTTGTCAGTGCTTTGTATTTCCAGTGCTGGGTTAAACAGCACAGCAATTTGTTCCAGCAGTTGCATTTTCTGATTTGTGTTGGATGTCCATATGTCCAACTTGAGAGTGAGTTTGTATGGCACTGGCATTAGCCGTTCAATTGTGAATGCATTGCCCTGTGTTGTTTCGTAGGTTTGAGTATTGTCATCATATGTGCGCTGGCGCACAGAAATGTTGTTTACAAAATACGGCTCTTGCATTCTAGGACGGTCGTAATCAAATCCGGACACATAGAAACTCATCATGGGAACAGATGTCATAAAGTTTGCAGAGTTGTTCTGCATCACAGTTTGCACTTGTCGACTGGAGTCGCCGTATCGAATTGGCACTCGCACTAGGGTGTGTGCTGTTCCTTCTTCGTTGCGCCCGTATTCAACTTGAAAGTTTGAAAAGATCCGTGTGAATTGCAGTAGGAAACGACGAATTTGTTCATCATAAAAAAAGTATGGGTTGGTGTTGGAAGGTGTAGTTGCCATTGTTTGTTAACCGCCGTTGTCTGCGTTGGGTTTGAGTATGTCACTTAGACTCTGACGACTTGGGATAGCACCACGATCATTGGTCTGCACAGTTTCTCTGTTGTTGACAAATCCTGCTCTCAGCGAAGAATTTTTGTATGTGGTCTCATTGTAACCAGTTGCGGGTTCAAACACTGGGGCAGTACGGACACTGTCTTCAATTTTAATCCATGCTACACCATCGTAACGGAACAGGCGGTTGGGAAAGTAATCCAATCGCAAAGTGTAATCACCAGCGGCTGCACCAGGTGGAAATCCAACTCCAGCAGTGATTGGCAATCCGTTTGGAGCAACACCGTCACCAGTCAAGTACCCAACTGTGTAGCCGTCGCTGCGAGGTGTAGTACCTTCGCCGCCTTGCGTACCATCCACAGTGGGCGGTGTTTGATCCGCAGTAAGACCAGCCGCAGCAGGTTGTCCATCTTCTGTGGTGGGAAGAATATAAAACTTAACAGTGTCATAACCCGTCAGGGGTACTTCCACAGCGGCCTGTGTCAGGATAGCGTCATTGATCTCTAAATCTTTTGTGCGGGTAGAAGTTTTGCCCCCAATGGTATCTGGAGTTTTTTCTGCCCAATATGTGGTATTGGTAATGTCAGTACCAGGTGGAACTTCTCTGATGGCAGTGTAAAATTTATCACCGTTGTTGACCACAGTGCCAGCGGGATACAGATTACCTGGATCCCAGATGTTGTTGGGCTCAAACGCCTGTTTGGTAATGCTGTTGTATTCTTGAGCATTGACCATAGGAGTGGCCTTGACACGCCACAGGTGCGGTAACCAAGTTTGGCTGAATCCTTCACTGGCATACGAAGCATCCTGTATCACATACCATTTGGGCAGTGCTTTGACAATGCTGGTATCCAGTGGATGGTAATCTTTCAAGTTTGGTACTTCGATCACATCGCCGCTCATGAGTTTACGGCCGATTGTGTCAATCATGTCATTGTAGTGAAACGAGATGAATAAAGTATCATTATTCAGGAACAGTCCAAATTGGGTCAGATCAAAGTCAATGTCAGCCACACGATAAACACCGCGCTGTACATACACATCTGGATCGTAGGTTCGATCTCTGTTTTCCAACAACAACAAATCTTCAATATATAGCAGATTTTGGGTATCATACACAGGCAATGTGGCATCTGCATCTCCGGGGTCACCGGTAGATGGGCCAACATATTTGTGGATATAGATATCCAATCCGCCAACAGTGAACATTTCTGATATAGTTCTGTCCAGAAACTTATAGTCGGATGTTTTGTTGGGTCTGTAGAGTGACAACCGAGGCACGTTATACTCCAACGGCTAATTTTTTAGCCAGTTTATTTGCCCTTAATGTTGCTGTACGTTTAGCAATCATTTCGGGTGTAAGTTTTTTGCCATACATGCCGTTTTTTTCTCCTGCACAAATTCTTTTGGCAACATGCTCGGCAGTCTGTGTTCTACCTTTAGTGGCATTACTTTGCTTTTTTCTAGCCTCAATGGATCTTGTAATTCCTGTGTGAGAGACACTAGCATTCTTCCTTTGTTCGTCTGACCATTGTTTACCAAATGCAGGATGATCTTTTCCTCTTTTGCCAAACATAGGATTGTTTTTTCCCTTAAATTTTTCACTTTTGATTTTTGCACCAGACACTTTGATATTCTCAAAAAGTCGGCTTGAAACTTTATATCTTTGTTGTCCAGGGCGCTCTCTATATAACATACAACTAAAAGCATTCCACATTTGATATTTTTGCTTTGTGTCAGTTACCATCTTAGTAAGTAACCAGTGTACAACAAAATGCTCTCTGGCAGTTAATTCTACAAGGTTGCTAGAATCGTTGTTCCCGCCCAAGCATTTAGGCATAATATGATGTATCTCTTTATACTCGCCAGTTAATAACCGACATTTTGCCCGTTCTACAATTTGGGTATACCAACGACTATACTTGTTATTATGGAAGATCATCTTGTATTTATGGTACCACTTGACCAATAAATCCAGAAGTGCTACAATGGCTGTATGAAAGTAGTCAAACTAAACCGCAGATTTCGCCAGTTCCGAGAACACGGGCACACCATTGCTCTAAGATTCACTGATTGGGGCGAAGCCATGCCATACGAAAAAATAACCCAGGCCCGATTAGGTGTCAGCTGGCAGCGACATGACCCATGGTACAGTTACTTTGGCAACCACAGCAACCGCAATGACTTTTGTCCATACTGGATCACATTCCGCAATGAGTCAGATGCTACTTTGGTAGTACTTTGTACTGACTTGACCAAAAATACATGAAGTGCTATAATTAACACTTAAACAACAAAGGAGCCACTATGTTAGCATTTGCCCCGCAAACACAAAAGCAATTTAACGCATTGTTGCAGTATGTAGATAAAAACAGGCCTGCTATTGAGTCAC